AGCCAAAGACAGCGACATCGCCGAGACATGGCTCGGTGGTCGATTCCGCAACCTCGCGCCACTTGCCGGACTGGGCGCACTACTTCCACAAGACACCCCTATGTTCCAAGAAGCACAAGCACTTTCGGCCCTACGCCGAGCCTCCGGGATCGAAGACGGGGCTGAAAAACCCGAAGCCGATTATTACGCCTACGGTACTGAACCCTCCTATTCCAAGGTCCTCGAACCGTTCATGAATGGGGGGACTGTACAGAAATATGCCGACGGTGGTAAAATAATGGCTTCTCCACTAATGGCGGCGTCGGGCGGCGATGTACCACACAAAGGTTCACACTACGTACAGGGCGCGGGCGGCGGTCAGGACGATCTCATCCCCGCGAAGCTCGCTGACGGCGAATACGTGTTCGACGCCGATATTGTGGCGGCACTGGGCGACGGTTCGAACAAAGAGGGTGCCAAGAAGCTGGATGCGATGCGGGAAGCGATCCGCAAGCACAAACGCGGCGGCTCCATTAAATCAATTCCTCCAGCGGCTAAATCGCCCTTGGCATATCTGAAAGGTGTATTATGAGCTTGCTTCAAGGCGATCCCCTACCGAATATTGACACGACCAAGGTAGTCGATACCACTGGTCCGGACTGGTACACGACGTACCTCGAAGGTCTCGCTGAACCCGGCACGGAACTGCTGAAAAAGACCGGCGAAGAGCTTGTCGCTCCGATGTCGGACCTTCAGACGAGCGTTCTGGACTACGCTAAAGGCGAAGACGGAACCGGCACCGGGCTTCGCGGCTACGAGACCATGCTGGGCGACGCTGGCGACACCGCCGCACTTGCCGCCGCTGGGATTTCCCCGGAGATGATCCAGTCGTTTTTGAATCCCTACATCAGCGGGTACACGAACGAGCAGGGTGTGAAGATGCCCGGTGTGGTGGACGAAATGGAGAGACTCCAACAGCAAAGCCTTCAACGCTCGCTGATACCGTCGCTTAAAGGTGCATTCGCAGGTACTGGTGGACTTGGCGGCAAGCGGATGTTCGACGCTATGGGTCAGTTAGGAGCCGATACTCAAGCGAACCTGCTGGGCGCACAAACTAAGCAGATGGCTTCGGGCTACGACAGCGCACTGAAGGCCGCGATGGAGCAATCGGGCTTGTACCGTAACGCCGCCGAGACTCAACGCAATTTAGCGTCTTCGGAACTCGACTTGAAGCTAAAAGAACTCGAACGCCTGTACAGTCTTGGTGGCGAAGAGCAGAAGCTGGAGCAGTCTGGTATCATGGCTCCCCTTGCCGCCGCCACTGGTGCGGCCAACGTGTTTTCAAATGTTAAAGTACCAAGCACAGTGTCCGAGAAGGCCAGTGCCCCGATCCCCGGTGCCTATTCTACGTCACCACTAGCCCAAATAGCAGGTCTCGGCTCTCTCTTCGCTTCCGGACCTCAAGGTGGCACTAGTGCCGCCGCTGGATTCGGCAACGCATTTAGTTCGCTCGGCACGTCACTCAGCAATTTGTTCAGTAGCCCGGGCTTCAATGATTACTTCTCGGGGAGTAACAGTGGCTTCACAGAATACGACCCGAACTAACGAGTTCGGTGGCATCAAGTAAAGGTCAATTATGGCAGAACCTACTGAAGACACAAGCGGCTACAGCCCACTGCTTGCGCAGATGATGAAGATCGACCCCGAGAAGATCGGGAGTGTATCGCTGTCGGCTCTAGGACGACAGGCGATGGGTGCCGATTCTGACGCTTACAAGGCCGCGAAAGCCGAAGTAGACGCCGCACGCGAGACCATGAAGCAAGCGTTGCAAGACCGTAAGGGCCGGATTGATCCTACCTACCTCGCGTTGGCTCAAGGCTTTTTAGCGCCCACCCGCACTGGCTCTTTTGGCGAATCACTTGGCACTGCCGCTGGTGCATTTGGAAAAGCGCAAGAAGCTGAAGCCGACCGCAATGCTCAGCTTGCCAAGATGCGCTACGAGCTGTCGCTCAAGGCCGTCGAAGAAGAGAAAGAAGCCGCCCGCCTCGGTCTGAATGTGGTGTCCAAGCTCACCCCGCAGATGACCGCATACCAAAAGCAAGTGCAATCCGAGGGTCTGAACCCACGGTCGCCTGAAGGTATTACCCGTGTTAAAGAACTGCTTGCTATTGATAAAGCGACGCCTGAAATGAAGGCATTCGCCGGTCAATCCGGAGTATCACTGACTGACCCTCAGTTCGCGATGAAGTTTAAGATGTTCGAGGACACCAAAAGCTTACGTGACATTGCTACACGCTTGAACTTGAATCTCAACGACCCCGCACAACTAGTCACAGCGCAACAGGAAGCTCAACGCGAGAAATTCCGTGCCGAGAACAAACTCGTGTCGGATGCATTGCAGACATTTGGTGGCGACCCACTTAACGAGAGGGACCGTGCCCGTGCACAGAAGATCGTGGACGAAAACGTGCGTCTGGACCAGACTAGCAAACGCACATCTATCGCGGCACAAGTTGCACAAACCACTCGAACAAAGCAAGAGATCGACGACCACATCCGCAATGGCGACATTAACGCGGTGGTGACTAAAGCCATGGATGTCGGTGTGCCCATAGATCCAAAGACTTCCTATCGGGGTTTGAACAAGATCGAGATGGCTAAGAAGCGCGAGAGTGACCTGACCGAATCGGGCAAGTACATTCGCGAAAAAATCTCGCCGTTCACTGCCGGAATTGAAGATGATATTCGAAACCTTGAACGTGCTCTGAAGCTTAACTCCGAGATCAGCACTGGGTACACCTACGGAATCGGGTTCGGGATCGGCGACATTGCGAAGCTTTCCTCTGGCGATCGCGCTAAGATCAACGAGTTCGACTCACTATCTGCGCTCGCCGCGAAGCAAAACCGCATCCCCGGCGATTCCAATGTGTCGAACTTGGACGTGAAGATGATGCAACTGGGAACGTTCAGCTCCGATAAAGAGCCGTCTACGAACAAAACCCTGCTTGAGTTCCAGATCGCTCAACGCCGCCGCGATGCGGAGTTTAACAAGTACATGGCCGACTACGCCGCTGTGAATGGTGCCATCACGCCTTACGCTGAAGCCCAATGGCGCAGGTATTTAGATTCGAACCCAATTACGGTGCGCGACGACAAAGGCCGGGTATCGATCAATCCGAACCGGATGACTTATCAGCAATACTTCAGCATGCCCCGAGTGCGTGTTGACAGCCAAGGACGGGAGACTCCCCAATGACCATCGAACGAGTGATTGACGGCAAGATCTACGAATTCCCCGCTGGTACACCCGAGGCGACGATTCGCAGGTTCACGCTGAACAAGGCGGGTACGCCCGATTCTCCAGCTACAGCCCCCGCCGCGCCGGTTCGCCCACAAGCCCCACGTCCCAATGCGATGCTCCCGGGTGCGGCTGGTCAGGCGCTACAAGGTCTCTCTATGGGCTTCTCGGATGAAGCTATCGCTCGGTTGCGCTCGATGGGCGGCAACCAAAGCTACGAAGACTTGGTAAAAGCCGAACGCGAAGGCCTACGCAAGTACGCTGAAGAGAATCCCCGCACTGCGGTTGCCTCAGAGCTTGGTGGCGCATTGGTTCCGGCTCTGTTCACCGGTGGTGCTGGCGCGGTCCCATCGGTCTCCAAAGCTGTCGGCCCGAAGCTCGCTGGTATGCTCTTCGGCAAAGCTCCCAGCATCCCTCGAATGATGGGCTATGGTGCTGGGTCTGGTGCCGTAACCGCAGTTGGTACGAGCGAAAAGCCTCCGGGCGAATTGGGCGGTGAAGCAGTCAAAGGCGCGACTGTCGGTGCTGTGACCACTGGGACACTGGGACTGCTCGGCAAGTACGTGGCGATGCCAGCGTTTAGCAAGATCAAGCAATCGCTGGGCTTCGGCGATGCGAATAAGGCGGCTGATCTTGCGATAGTTAAGGCACTGGAAAAGGACGGGATGACACCCGACCAAGCACTGGCCAAGATGCAGGCGATGTCTCGCGGTGAGATAACGCTGGCCGACCTTGGCGAGAATACTGCCGCACTTCTCCGCAACGCAACCGCCGCTCCATCGCCAGCGCGACGCATCGGTAAATCCGAACTAGTCAACCGCGAGATGGAGCGTATCCCACGTGTATCGGAAGATTTACGCACATTGATGTCAGGCTCTAAAGACTTTTACACTGACGTGCTAGACCTTATTAAAAAACGCAAAGATGAGGCTGATCCGCTCTACAAAGCGGCCTATGCGGGTGCACCTACATTCAGCCCCGCGACCGCGCCCGACATCGCTCGACTCCGGAACTTGCCTACATTCAAAGAGGCGATGAAGATCGGCGCGAAGCGGATGGCCGACAACGAGATCGACATCACCGACCCCCGCAACACCCTGCGCGGATTGCACGAGACCAAGATCGCGCTGGACGACATGATCGAAAACGCGATGCGCGAAGGTAGCGGTGGCCAAGCCGCGACACTTCTGAATATGAAACGGCGACTGCTTGCCGATATGGAAAAGGCGTCGCCCGAGTACAAAATCGCGCGGCAGACCTTTGCCGGTGACTCCGAGCTGTTAACAGCGATGAAAGAGGGCCAGCAGATTTACACGATGCCCGAGCTAGATATGCGCAAGCTTATCGACCGATTCAAGGATTCGCCGTCCGAGTACGACGCTTTCCGCTCCGGTATCTCCCAAGCGATGCTGGAGAAGCTTCGCGTCGCGGGACCTACGGCCGATCCGGTGAAGTCGATTCTGTCCCGTGATGCCGAGCAGAAGCTTCGCCGCGCTTTCCGTGACGACGCCGCATTTGACGAGTTCAAGGATCGTCTGATGCAAGAGCAACGGATGCTCCAGACTGAGAAAGCCGGATTCCGCCGGACGCCGCTGGATACCGACCTTGACCAAGGTGCCGCAGGGGTGGGTGCCGCCGCGAACTTGATGGCTGGCCGACCTTTCACTGCCGCCGGGGATGCGCTCCGCGCCCAATTTCCAAACATGATTGGAATGCCGCCCCGGGTTGCTCGCCAAACTACTCAGAAGCTCCTGACCCCGACCGCTAAGGTGGACACGGTAATCGACAGTATCATGCAGTCACTCAAACAGCAGGAGGAGTCATTGCTCACCTCGAGCCGTGCCACAAATGCTGGAGCCACACTAATCGGGGGCCTTGCCGCCTCTCGAGATCCCAAAGATCAATATCCCGAAGACTCAATGGCCCCCACACGGCCACCGAGGGTAGAGCTGTCCGGTATGGCAACCCCGCCAGCCGGTCCCCCGCCCTCTCCCTTGAGTTCCATGGGCCAGTAAGCTACTAATATAGCTCCCCACCTCATCGATGCGCCCGGAGAGGCTTCCGCTTACATGCGTACGCATGAGAAGACCCTAGAATCGACTACCTGTACCATTAAGATGGTACGGCGTCTGGAACGCCTTAGTGTCTCGAAGCCCTCGTCCTTCGGGGCTTGAATATGTCGTGTTCCGTTGTATCCCCCGTTCCACCATATACCCCCCGTATCGAACCACGGCGTTGACAGAGAATTCCCCGCGTGCGCATGGAACGGTGGAACAGCTATGCCGTCTGTCGAATGGGGGAGGGTGTTCCATCATGTGTTCCATTGCTATGGAACGGTGGAACAAACGGTGGGGGTTGCTGTTCCGATGGCGAGATGTTATAATTATACCAGCCCACAGAGGTGGTGTCAATACATAGACGTATAGAGAGGTGAAACGATGACTAGTCTAGTTCAGGACTACGCGAATCTGTTCGCTGGGAATCTCCGGTCCTTTGGACAGTGGGACCCGGCGACAGGCAATATGGTGACCGAGAAGAGCGAGGTTACATTACAACATTACACGGACCATTTGGATGGGGTGATGGGGCTGGGCATAGTCCCAATCACGGATGGGGGTACGGTGCTGTTCGGCTGTATCGACGTGGATAATCACGGCAAAGGCTCGGATGGGTCCGACATCGACATCCCCAAGCTCGTGGAGAAAATCGAGCATTACCGGCTTCCGCTAGTGGCGACCCGGAGCAAGTCGGGCGGGGCGCACCTGTACCTGTTCGGCGAGGAGTACCTTCCGGCCAAGCTCGTAATTCGGCTCCTGAATTCGTGGCGCGACATGCTACAGATTCCAAACCATGTGGACATCTTCCCCAAGCAGGACTCGCTGACCACGTCCAGTGGCGAGAAGTCGCTGGGGAACTGGATCAACCTGCCGTTTTTCGACAAAGACAAGACGGTGCGGTACGCGGTGGATGACAAAGGCCAGAAGATGTCGTTCGAGCTGTTCATCTCGTACGCCCAGTCGCGTCGGGTAACAGTGGCGGCACTTCAGGAAATGGCTCACCGGGAGCACTTGGAGGCCCCGCCGTGCATTCAGAAAATGATTCACACGGGTGTGGAGTCCGGCTCCCGCAATGACTCGATGTACAACGTGGTGGTGTACCTCAAACGCGCCCGCCCCGACACATTCTTTGACGATGCGATGGCCTTGAACCGCACGATGTTCGACAAGCCACTGGGACCCGCCGAGGCCAAGAAGGTGATTCGATCCGCGTCGCGCCGGGACTACCTGTACAAATGTAGCGAGGAGCCGTGCAAATCGCTCTGCGACCGCAAGGTGTGCGTCACCCGCGAGTTTGGGATCTCGACCGACGAGAGCAAAGAGCTAGACGCACAGGACCAACTACCCCAGTTCACCGAGCTGATCGAGTACCAATCCGAACCCCCACGCTGGGGTATTCACGTTAACGGGAAGCTCATCGCGAACATCCCGACTATTATCCTACGTGACCCCGCCGCGATGGGCACACTGATCTTCGAACAGCTCAAGATCAATATACCCAAAATCACGCAGGACTCGTGGCGACGTCGCATCCTTGACCCGCTCATTCCAACACTGCGAGTGATTGAAGTGCCAAAGGAGGCCAGTGCGTCGGGTATCATTGCCGCCAAGTTCAACGAGTTCGTGCAAAAGGCCGACCTCACTTCCGATGGCACAAACACCGAGGACCGCAAGGCACTCACCCGCAACATCCCAGTGGTGCAGGTCATCAACGGCACGCGGTGCATCGTGTTCCGGGGCACTGCATTCTCCGAATTCTTGAAGCGCAACAAGGCCGAGGTGATGACGGGGATGGATCTGTGGACGTCGCTCCGGCGTGACTGCGGCGCGGACCACGACAAGCTCCGAATCCCGGGCGGCAAGCCCATCAACGTTTGGTATGCCCCCATAACTGAAGATCATGAGGTGAAAGTCGATGAACCCAAGTTCCGATCAGAATTCTAAGGTGCAGATCGCATATGACGCAAAGACCAGCCGATTCGTCATCCATTCCCCGCCGTGGATGGTGGACAAGATTCGCCGCATTCCCAATCGGCGTTGGGATTCTCGTCGCCGCGTGTGGACAGCTCCTGCTCTTCGGGCTAATAGCGAGTTTCTGCTGGGTAATTTTGATGCTGACACATTCACAGATGATGCTCGCACGGTTGCAACTTCGACTATCGAGCGCGTACGCACGAACCAAGTAGCGGCGTTCCCACCCGTCTACACGTTCAAGACCACACCCCGGCCTTACCAGCTCAAGGGTCTCGACCATGCGTGGAATAAGAGCACGTTCGCGTTCTACATGGACATGGGTACGGGAAAGACCAAGACCTCGCTCGATCTCTTTGCCGCCTACTTCATGGACAGCAAGGTGGACCGGGTGCTGATTGTCACCAAGTTCAGTACGCGTAAGAACTGGGAGCGCGAGGTCCTCATCCACTGCCCGATGGAGTGCGACACGATGATTCTGAACACCAGCAAGCCCAAGGCATTCGAGGAGTGGAACACCACAACCGATGGGCGGCTGAAGTTTCTAATCGTCGGCACCGAGTCGCTTGCGGCTGGGGGCGCGGTGCATCTTGCGCAGAAGTTCGTGGACTGCAGTACCCGTGTCGGGATGATTGTGGACGAAGCACACATGATTAAAAACCACTCGGCCGTGCGCAGTAAGAACTGCGTGAAGCTGGGTAAATCCGCGAATTACAAAGTGATCATGACAGGCACGCCAGTGGCGAATGGCCCGATGGACATCTTTATGCAATTCGAGTTCCTCGATCCGAACATTATCGGGATCGGGGATTTCTACTCTTTCCGCAATCGGTATGCGATCATGGGTGGGTATGAGGATCGGCAAGTGGTGGGCTACCAGAATATGGAAGAGCTTATCGAGCTGATCTCGCCGTTCATCTATCAAGTCCGCAAATCCGAGGTGCTGACGGAGCTACCACCCAAAGTGTACCAGACCCGAGAGGTTGAACTGACAGATGAACAAAAACGACTATATAAAGACATTGCTAAGCGTGACAAAACGGTATCTGGAGATCAAGGAATCACCGTCAAGACAGTGCTCGAGCGAATGCTCCGGCTCCAAGAGATCGCCGGAGGTATCATCACCTTTGAGCGTAACCCAGACCTTTACGACGCGGCGAAGTTCACGCATAACCGCATTGCAGGAAAGAATCCGAAAGTCGAGGAGCTACTCGCTATAGCCGAGGAGAACGACGCCAGCACGATCGTGTGGTGCCGGTTCATCGAGGAGATTCGGATGGTGTGCGAGGCTTTGCGCGAAAGGTACGGCCGCGACGCGGTGGTAGAGATTCACGGCGGCATTTCCGAGAACGACCGCGACCACAACGTGCAGAACCTGTTCCAAACCGGCAAGGCGCGGTTTCTTGTGGGTAACGCGGCCACTGGTGGTGTGGGTCTTAACATGACCCGCGCAGAGCTTGTGGTGTACTACTCGAACTCGTTCTCTTTCACCGATCGCGAGCAGTCCGAAGATCGCGCACACCGGATCGGGCAGACGCGGAGTGTGACCTACATCGACATCATTGCCGAGGGCACTGTAGATGCGGCCGTAAATCAGGCGTTGCGAGAGAAGAAAGATGTGAGCGAGTTCGTGCGGACAAGCATCAACGACCGAAACGATCGGAACTTGCTAGGAATGCTCGCGTAGTGTATAATAGGATACATAGAGATTAGAACATAGAGGAAGTATGCAAAAACCCGTAGTATTCGTGACACAAGAGGTCACGACAGCCAATTATCAGGATGTGGAACGCTTTGGCGAACCCGTATTCCTTTCCACCAGCGAGGTGTCGAATGTCCCGGATTCCCTCCACAACCAAAAGCTCATCTCCTTCATCCGAAGCCGATTCGATAAGTACGACCCCGGCGTTGACTTCATCGCCCCCAGTGGAAGTCCTATCGTCGCGGGGTTGGTATTTGCGATGGCTCGAGAAAAAGGAGACACCTTCAACATCCTCAAGTGGAACAACCGCGACAGGCAATACACAGCGATCCGAATCGGAGTAAAGGGAGAGAAGAATGTCTATTGAGATCGAGAGCGAATTCAAGAAGTACGACCCGATGTCGTTGGTGGATCTGGTCCACGCGATGTCCACGATGCAGAATCGCAAAGAGGCACTGGAAGACCAGCTGAAGCTGATTAACCGGGAATTCGACTTCCTGCGCATCACGAAGATCCCAAGCAAGATGGAAGAGGACGGCGTGGACCGCATTAACGTGACCGGCATTGGCCGAGTATCACTCACGGCGGATATGCACGTGTCGGTGAAAGCGGATCTCAAGTCCGAATTCTTCACGTGGCTCCGCGACAATGGCCGTGGCGACCTCTTGCAGGAGAATATTAATCCGTCTACACTAAAGGCGGCAGTGAAGAAGATGTTCCGCGAAGGCGAAGAAGTGCCGGATACTCTTCTGAACGTGTCACCTTTTACGCGTGCCTCGATCACGCGAACATGAATTCGGCAATGGTGCCGGATATCCCGCACGCAATGCGTGCATGTAACTAGGAGCTAGTAATGGCTAAAAATCAAGTAGCAGTAAAAGAAGAGTTCGAACTCGTAACTAACGAGATCCCGGATTTCATGAAGCAAGGCAATCGCGGCGCGGAGAATGTCGGCACCGACGACATGATCATCCCCCGCATCGAGCTGATCCAAGCACTGTCCCCAGTGCGCAAGAAAAGTGACCCCGCCTACATCGAAGGCGCGGAAGAAGGCATGCTGTACAATAACGTCACTCGCACGCTATACGGCACTGAAGTTACCGTGGTGCCGGTGTACTACACGAAGCAGTTCCTCGTGTGGAAAGACCGCAAAGCGGGCGGTGGTGGCAGTAATGGCTTCCGTGGAGCGTTCGCCAGTAAAGAACTCGCGGATCGCGCGATCGCGGAGCTGGCCGAAGAAGCGTTGGAAGTGTCCGACACGGCCCAACACTTCGTGCTGGTGCGCAATGGCGACGACTGGCAAGAAGCGGTGATCTCGATGGCCAAGTCCAAGGTCAAGGTGTCCAAGCGTTGGAACTCGCTAATGCGACTCTCTAACACCGATTCGTTCAGCCGCGCCTACAAGCTGTCGGCCACGACCGAGACTAACGCACGGAACGAGAGCTACTTCAACTTCAACGTCGCGGCCCTAGGGTTCGTGAACAAGGAGCTGTACGAGCGTGCCGAGAAGCTGTACGAAACGATCCGTACTGGGGCTGTCAAGGTCTCGAATGACTACGACGGTGAAGTGGCTGAAGTCGCGGATTCCGAGTATTGATTAACCACGGGGGCTTCGGCCCCCACTAAAGGACTAGTATGGCTACCAAAAAGCAAGCCGAGGCACCAGCAGAAGACGCTCTCGCTGAATTTAAAGAGATTGTGTCCACGATGCCCGTCCCGCAGGACGAGAGTGACGAAGAGCGTCGAATTCGCATGGTAAACGAATCCTTCGACACGACCGCCACTTATCTACGTGTATTGCGCGACGCCTATCACGACGGCGAAGTGCAAGAGATGTTCACCACAGCGATCGCTCACACGGTCACGGCTCAGATGTGGGCGGTGCGTGCAGTGAAGCATCGCGGCTAATGCAAGTTAACGCCATCTACGGACCCCCCGGGACTGGCAAGACCACGGAACTACTGCGGCGAGTAAAAGAGACTAGGGATTCGGGCGTTCAAGCCGAACGCGTGGCCTTCGTTTCTTTCACCCGTGCGGCGGCATCCGAGGCACTCTCCCGACTGGGTCTCAAGCGATCGGACAATGTGTCCACCATTCACGCGATGGCCTTCCGTCACATGGGCTTGCGGCAGACGCAAGTCGTGGACGCAATGAAGCTTCGCGAATTTTCAACAGTAATGGGAATACCGATTATCGGGAAATCCCCGGAAGATGATGAGGAGCGTGCCGATGGAGACTTCTACCTTGACTTACTCAATTATGCCCGGAACACCTTTTCCAGTCCGGCAGAAGTTTACGACATCTCGGACCGGCCGGGTACTCGGGCCGAGTTCAATGCGTTTGTTCGGGCATACGCTGATTGGAAATCTACGTACGGCTATTACGACTTCACCGATATGCTTGAACGTGCCGCCCGTGGCGCAGTACGAGCAGACGCCGAAGTTGTATTTGTCGACGAAGCTCAAGACCTATCACCTCTTCAGTGGGCTGTTATCGAAAAGCTCGTCAGACGTTCTCACGAAGTGCATATCGCAGGGGACGACGATCAGGCGATTTATACATGGGCCGGTGCGGATGTACATGGTATGGCAAGATTTACGGACAAGCACAAGGGTGATAGCCATGTGCTCTCGTACTCGCATCGACTTCCTGCTTCAGTCCACGCACGATCACAAGAACTTATCCGTCGAGTCGCATTCCGCGTGGATAAGGAGTTTAGTCCCAAAGCAGATCTGGGATTGGTCCGAGTACATGGATCGATCAACTCGGTGGAGATCGTCCACGGGGAAGATATACTACTATTGGGACGGACGCATTCAGTCCTCCGCGAGGTTGAGCAATCGCTCATTGAACGCCGCATCCCGTACACGCGAGAGTCGGGCCGCCCCGGACTTTATCAAAATCGTTATGCCTCCGGTATCCGAGCGTTCCGCAAGCTCGGCCGAGGTGAGCGAGTCACGGAGGGGGAGCGAAATGCAATATTCACCATTTCCAGCGCTGAGACTCGCAGGCTTCTTGAAGCGGGCGACCACGCCGCTCTCGGTCGCACCCCATTTTACGTGGCCCTCCAAATACCCGGCCGGGTCGTGGATTTCTACACCGACGCTGACCTCGACACTGAGCCGACTATTCGACTCTCTACGATCCATGCGGCAAAGGGCCATGAAGCGGATCGAGTCATTCTTCTCACCGACATGACCACGCGGGTACAGCAGACCGCCGAAAAGTCACCGGACGACGAGGTCCGAGTGTTCTACGTCGGGATGACCCGCTCCAAGCGAGTGCTGGATATAGTAGAGGGATACAATGGATACCGACTCTGACAAATGCAACGTCTGCGGCGCGGATTACAACCCGGACTGTGGTGGCATCAAAGGTGAATTCGGCATTCTGCCCGTTACCTTTTGCGAGTGGTGCTTGGCATCAATGGTAGATATGGTCCGGCAGTTAATTGGGCAAAACGACGAGGATTGACAGACAGTAGCGCGGGTGATATAATAATCACTTCATTAACCAACAGATAGAGGACACTAAGATGGAATACGACAATACCAATAAGGGCATGATGGCCCGTGCCGATAATCGCAAGACTGACAAGCACCCGGAATTCACTGGCTCGCTTAACGTCGAGGGCGTAGACTACTGGGTCTCGGCTTGGGTAAACGATGGAAAACCGGGCGGCAAGATGGAAGGCAAGAAGTTCTTCTCCATCAAGATTAATCGGAAAGAGGGCGGTTCTATGACTGGCCGACCAGCTAGTGATTCGAGCTTCGTGTCTGACGACATTCCGTTCTGATGACCGAATTCCCACGGATTGACCACGCACCTGTCGTGGTCATAGACACCGAGACCACGGGACTGAAATGGTGGGCCGACAAGCTGTTCGGCATTTCCATCGCGCTCCCCGGGTTCTCGGGGTACTGGGATGTACGATCTGACCCTCATGTTATCAAGTGGCTCAACGACCTTATCGACGAGAAGCGCGTCGATGTGTGGGTCGGCCACAATCTTAAATTCGACCTCCACTTCCTCCGGGAAGCTGGGGTGGCGATCCCCCTTGACCGAATCGACTGCACGATGACCCGTGCCGCACTGATCTCGGAGCACGAACCCACCTACGCCCTCGACTTCCTCGCCCGCAAATACGCCGGGATGAAGAAGGACGACGAGATCTACGAGGAGATGGCGCGACTCTTCGGTGGCCGCTCGACTCGGAATGCGCAGATGCCGAACATTTCGCGTGCTCCGATCAGCATGGTGTCGAAATACGCTATTCAGGACGCTGTAGTTACACTGGCACTCTACGACTGGCAAGAGGAGCAGATGCGGACGCAGAATCTCGCCCAAGTCCACCGGCTAGAGCGCGACTTGATGCCCGTGATCATGGACATGGAAGAGCAGGGCGTGCGAGTGGACGTGGGGCTGGCTGAGAAGGCCGTTCGTGACCTCACCGTGCGCGTTGACAATATGCAGAGGGATCTGAATAGCTTGGCCGGTTTCGAGGTCAACCCGAACCCTTCCGGATCGATCGCGGATCTGTTCAAGCCGACGCTCGCGGACGATAATGAATGGTACCTGATCGACGGCACGAAGGCGGACAAGACCGACGGCGGTAAGGCCTCGATCAACGCTGACTGCTTGCGACGCATGAAGCACCCCGCCGCGAAGATGATTCTCGACTTGCGCAAAATGCTCAAGACCCGGGACACTTTCCTGTTGGGTCATATTTTGGGGCATGAACACGATGGCATCATTCACTGCAACTATAACCAGACTAAAAACGACGCTGAAGCGGGAACTGGAACTGGACGCTTATCAGTTACCAATCCCGCTCTCCAGCAGATACCATCTAGAGACGTTGCCATCAAATCGCTTATCCGGCCGATTTTCAAGGCTGATGTGGGTGCTAAATGGATGGGGCTGGATTGGTCACAATTTGAATTTCGAGTGGCTAACCATTACGGTCAGGTGCCCTCGATTATTGAGGCCTATCGCGCTAACCCTAAGCTCGACTTTCACCAGCTGGTGTCTGACCTCACCGGCATCCCCCGAAACGCTCAGTACGCGGGCGGCCCGTCTTCGAAAGCGATTAACCTCGGGCTGGCGTTCAATATGGGATCGGGGCGGCTAGCGCAGGAATGCGGACTACCCTACACCGAGGAAGTGGGGCCAAGTGGTAATGTGTTCTTGAAGGCCGGACCCGAAGCGATGGAGCTGTTCGACAAGTACCACGCCGCGAACCCCGGAATGCGCAACACCGCACAGAAGGCGAGTAACATCGCCAAGGAACGCGGCTCGGTGCATTCGGTGATGGGCCGGAGGCTTCGCTTTCCGGGCGGGCAATTCGTGCACAAGGCGTCGGGGCTGATCTATCAAGCCACCAGCGCGGACTGCATGAAGCAGAAGCTCATCGAACTGCACAAGTATTTAACCGCCGAAGGCTGTGGGCGACTACTGCTGACGGTACACGACGAGGTGGGTATATCGCTTGATAATGACTCACTCGACAAAGCGCAAGAGGTAGCACGAATCTACACGACCTTTGATGGTGTAGAATGTCCTATTCACCTACGTGTTCCGATCACGTGCGAGTGGGGCATAGGCGAGGACTGGTATGAAGCGAAAGGATAGAGGTAATGGACAAGATTAAAGTGGTAGTCGATCTACAATATGGGAGCACCGGCAAGGGGCTGATCGTGGGCAAGATCGCGGAGGACGAAGAACCCGATACGGTAATCACCGCGTGGGCACCAAACGCGGGGCACACGTACATCAGCAAGACTGGACGCAAGTTCATTCACACGCACCTTGCGAACAGCATCGTGTCGCCCATGCTGAAGCAGGTGTTACTCGGCCCCGGCTCGCTGATTAACCCGATGCAACTGCTCGAAGAGATCGCCGCATGTGCGGACTTGCTAAAGAACGTTCGCATCGCGATTCACCCGCACGCCGCCGTAGTGACGGATCGTCACATCGAAGAGGAGGCTGGGCCGATGACCAAGATCGGCTCTACTAAAAAAGGCGTGGGTGCCGCGATGATTCAACGCATTCGCCGAGACCCGGACGACCTGAATATAGCCGCTAATTGTGAGGGACTGTCGAAATACGTGGTCACAGTGTCCACCTATCGTGCGCTTCTACGCGAAGCCGAGCATGTGCTGGTGGAAGGTGCGCAAGGGTACGGACTCTCGATGTACCACGGCTTCTATCCCTACACCACCTCGCGTGATGTGAGCTTGTGGCAAATCCTCGCCGATTGCGGTATCCCACACGACCTGTTGCCCACAGTGATGGACCTGCCGGATATTACCGTCGTCGGCACTTGCCGCACTTACCCGATCCGCGTGGCTAACCGATTCGACACACACGGCACTCAAGTCGGATACTCCGGCCCGTGCTACGACGACCAGCTGGAGATCACGTTCGAGGAAATCGGGCAAAAGACCGAGCTGACTACTGTCACCAAGCTCCCACGCCGGATTTTCACATTCAGCCGCAAGCAGATCGGGGAAGCGATAGAGTATAATGGTGCCCGCGAGATCTTCCTGAACTTCGTCAATTACTGCAAGACCGAGGAAGAGGTGCAGGATATTGTCGAGTCGATCGAGCGTTCGCCGAACACATTTGTGCGTTGGATCGGACTCGGACCGGAATATAAAGACGTGTACTCGATGCCCCAGTACGGGAAAGAGACACGAATGGCGCGAATTCTTGAACTTTGGAGAGCATATGCTACAGGTAGAATCAACAGTACACACGGATGAACTCAATGAGACCCCTTGGGCCGTACACCCCAACCGGGCGGCAGAAATTGTCGATGCGCACGGCGCAACCATCGCGACTTTCGAAGTCCGTCACCACTTGCGTGGCGTTATGGGGAACTGCGATAAAAACGCCGACTTTGCGGTCCGGGCGGTCAACGCCTACAAGAAGCGTGGCGGGGCTGACATCCGACAGCTACAGGATCGAATCACCAAGTGGGCAGACTCGCGTTTTCCGGCGCGCACCACTGCGGACATCCTACTCAAGCTCTACGAGGAGGTGGGCGAGTACGCTCGTAACCCAAGAGCCGCGCTCGAAATGGGTGACATCATGATCCTACTGTTGGACGTCGCACACAAAAACGGTATAGACGTACATAAGGCGGTAGAGGACAAGATGGATATTAACGAAGGACGCGAATGGGAAGTGGACGTCAACACAAGGATCATGCGCCATGTCGAACCGAAATGATGAATTCAATAGTTGGTACAATGAGTCTTACGGCCACGTACTCGGGTCCGAGGACGACGAGAACCGCGAAGCGGTGAAACAGATCTGGAACGGAGCACTGGAGCACATTGCCCGCAAGTACGAATTCCAGCTGTTCGACGAGCTATCAGGTGATCAGATAGCGGACCAGATTAGGCGTTTACAGGCGGTAAAATCATGAGTTTAACAGTATACGAACAACTTCGCGCTTGCCACGTCAAGCGGTGGCACATAGTGCAGACGTCGCGGGAGCAGACGCTGGCCGAGCATTCTTTCGCGGTAGCAGTGATCGCAGGATCCCTCGCGGCGGCTATGCGCTGGAAGGGTCTGTTGCAGGAATCGGGCAAGCTTAAGCTCCTGCAGTGGTCGCTCGCGCACGACATAATCGAGGTGCGTACCGGGGACATGCCGACGCCGTTCAAGCGAGACCTAGAAGCGGTAGGGGGTAAGGGTATCGTGGAAAAGGCCGAGGACCGAGTGGACAGCGAGACAATGGGGGCGTACCGGCAGGTGAAAGGCTCCGATATAGAAGCCATAGTCAAGCTCGCGGACCAGATCGAGGCGATTTTTTTCCTGCAGGACAACGGGGTAGGGGCACACGCCAAGCAAGTGCTGGATGGCCTTCGTGCGATCCTCGCCGACATGGTGAACGAGACTGAGCGTTTGCATCCAACATTGAACGTGCGCGAGTCGGTTCGCCGCGTTTGCAACGATATAGGAATTACAGGGGGTTGGTTATGAATTGTATTAAGTGCGGCGAGGACACCCGAGTCACCACCACATACCAAAACGCGAACGGTGTCACCCGCCGTCGCCGGACCTGCAGTCACTGCGAATTTAGATTCACCACACGCGAAAGGCCGGAGATACCCGAATCACCCGAAGAGGAGAGGGAGGGACTTGACAACCTGTCCCACGTGTGGTATAATGGATCCCCGACCAATAAACCATAGAGGACATCACCATGACTAGTACCCCCATATTCTACCACCCGGCCCAAGAGGTCTCCTACGACTTCATTTCAGTAGCGAAGATCCCCGAGTTCATCCACCAGTTGGAGGGTGACGTGCGATCGAACTTCGAGCCGTACACGGCGGTTGACTTCGAAGAGGCCCACCACCGGGAATACGTCCGTGGTGTGCTGAAGAATGTCGCCCCCAACGGGTTCGGCACAATCGATCCCGAGATCACCAACTCGCTCCTTTACTCGAACGCTGGCCACTGGGCGGCGGCTAAGCACGTACTCCAGCAAGGCGGCGTACGTGGTGGCGTGGCGTGCTCCGCGACTCAGGGCTTCCACCATGCGCACTTCGAGGATGGCTACGGGTTCTGCACGTTCAACGGGCTGATGATCACCGCGATGAAGGCACTCCGGAACGGCGCGACGAATGTGCTGATTATCGACGGCGATGGGCACCACGGCGATGGCACTGAGGACGTGCTGGACCATCTGATGATCCGGGGTCGCGTCACGAACATCACCCGCCCGGACATTGGACGCCCAGTCCATTCGCACTGGAACGCTGAGATGTGGCAGTCGTTTGCTAAGGGATTGATTCGAAGCTCGAAGGCGGGTATAATATTGTATCAGGCCGGTGCTGACGCTTGGGACCAAGATCCCTACGGTGCCGGGTACCTGTCCAAGGAGGGTCTCGCGGCCCGCGATCGTGGCATCTTCACCGCCGCACGCGAAGCCGGGGTCCCATTAGTCTGGAATCTAGCAGGGGGATACTCGAAGCCGATGCAACACACGATCGACATCCACTTGCAAACGCTGGCGATCAGCGATGAGGTCTATTATGCCGCCAATCAAGAATCTCTCGTTCGCTGACCTAATGGAGGGGGTGGGTAGGGGCCATCGTGCCATTGCCGCCACCCCGGACGCCCAGCGCATTCCGCTTGGGATGCGTCAAGCGCAAAAGGGTATGCTCCCGGCAGAAATCGTGGAGCAGTATAACAAGGCCGGGATTTTTGGCAAGACTTCCACCGGCGAACCGATCCGTGCGACGATGTCGAGTACCGATGAAGACGCGGTGGCCAAGGGATTCATGCCTAGAACGGGTAAGCTTCGGCTAGACCCTGAAAGCAAAGCCCCGAAAGATATAGACCAAGCGCACGCGATGGGTCAATATCCCAATATTACTTGGACCTACGGCCGCGCTCGCCCCGGTAAAGAAGACCTAGGGTATGGTATCCAAAAGTTCATGGAACAAGCCGCCGCTAACGATCTTCGCCGGACTCCGTCAATGCCCGATCCAGTGATGACCGAGCTTTACGCGATGGATGTCAAGCCCGAAGGGTACGGAATGCGAGACCCCAGTGCCGCGTGGTGGAAGAGCCTGCCCGCGAAAGGTAAGGAGATGTACGCGCTGGCGTACGACATGATGCGAGCACAGGGTCACGGCAACGTGGCGTCGCACTTGACCGATGTGAATCAGGCACGGCGACTCGGCAACGTGGCGTCGCACTCGCTCGGACACGGGGACTTACGGTTCATTTCGCCAGTAGAGGAGATGAGTCACATGCCCGGGATGTCCGGCCAGCTATTCTCCGCACCGATCAGCTCCGCGCAAAGCGAGGATTACTACCTGAAGAAGCTATTCGGCGGTCCGGGCATGGTCGCGAATCGCAAGACCGACGAATTCATGGACGCGGCGTCGGAGCTTCGCACGCCGGATTTTCTGTCAATGACACCCGAGCAGACGATCGGAACGCTCCTCACACGCGAAGCGCAACTGGCTGGTGCCTACGGCCCCGGCACGGGTACGGCGTCGCCTCTGCGATTCAGTCAAGTACGCCCGCACGAGAACGCTTTGCTTAAGAATCTAGCTGAGCCGCAAGTGGTAGCAAACCCCGGACGAATCGAGGGGGCAATGGGTCCCGCGACGCTCGGACGACAGGCGACGACCGAAGCCCTAATCCGTGGCATGCTGAAAGGGTACGACCCCGACGAGATCGTCCAGCGTTTGTTGGAAGATGCGCCTCCGGGCGGGTACAAGAACCGGTACAAAAAAGGAGGACTGGCTCATGCCGCAGTCATCGCTTGATATAGACGGTATAGTTACCGAACGTGGGGGTGCGTACGGCGACTACACAATCCAAGCCGAGATCGCACAGACGCTGAAGGATCTCTTTCGCGAGTGCCCGGGCTGGGAGCGGCTGGAGTACCACCAGCGCGAATCGCTCGACATGATCGCGTGCAAGGCGTCCCGCATTTTGAACGGCGACCCGAACCACCTCGACTCGTGGGTGGACATCGCGGGGTACGCGACCATCGTGGCAACACGAATACCAAAGGGGGGTATTGACAAGGCTACCCCACCTGTGTTATAATACAGGGACTGGATCAGTGAGACGATCCGGACCAACCGATAGACCACATAGAGGACACATAATCATGGCAAAGACTACTACTAAGCCCGTCGCGATCACCACCGACATGGTGGACGAACTCGCCAGCGTGCGTGACCAGCTCAAGGCGTTGACCGCTCGTGAGAAGCACCTGAAGGAGATCTTCCGCGCCGGTGGTGACGCTATCTACCGTGGCGACCAGCACCAGATCGAGATCAAGTTCACCAAGCGTCCCCAGCTCGACATGGATGCCGTTCGTGCGAAGCTCCCGGCCGAGTGGATTGCCGAGAACACCGGCGAAGTCGAGGTGATGAACATTCGTCAGATGGAGATCGTAAAATGAAGCCCACCCCGTACACCACCAAGACCGGAATTCGGATCGGATGCGACTACCAGCCCCCACAGACGTGGGAGCCGAGTGCCGACATGGAAAGGCTCCAGTCCTCGTTGCTCGATCCCGAGTACCGCCCAACGGCCGAACGCTTTTGGGACGCTATCCTTTGGACCCTCAGTGTCGCACTGCTTGCGATGCTCATTATAGGAGTACACTATGCATGACGACGACGTCGAGGTGGACGAGGGCGCGAACACTTGCCCCGTCTGCAATGCGGGCATGGCCACCAAATGCTTGGAGTCAAAGACCGACCCTCGGCATGACATCTTTTGGGCGAAATACGGCTACCAGTGCGAAGAGTGTGGTCACCAAGGCGACACTTGGGAAGTACTGGGCGATTAGACGATACTTGACAGGTTATCGCACCTGTGTTATAATTCATTCTTCATCAACATATAGAGGACATTTCAGATCATGGCACACGAACTTAACTTCAATTCCGCTGGTAAAGCTTCAATGGCATACGCAGGAGAGACACCTTGGCACGGACTCGGCCAGCAGTTGACCCCGGACGCTCCCCTCGACGTTTGGACTCGCGAAGCGGGTCTGGACTGGGAAGTCAAAAAGGGCGCGATCGCCTACGAGGTGCGCGACGAGGAGAATAACCCCGTTCGCATGCAGACCGTACCAGCACGCTGGGCACTGTACCGCTCCGACACCGGCGAGCCCCTGTCCGTCATGTCGAGCAACTACCACATCACCCAGCCCCGCGCCGTGATGGAGTTCTTCCGCGACCTGACCGAAGGCGGCGACTTCAAGATGGAGACCGCCGGTGTCTTGCGCAACGGCTCCACCTATTGGGCGTTGGCCAAGGCCGAGGATTCGTTCGACGTGGGCGGCGGTGACGTGGTCCTGCCTTACCTACTGCTCGCGACGTCTTGCGACGGCTCAATGTCGAACACTGCGCAGTTCACGACCACTCGTGTCGTGTGCAATAACACGCTGTCGCTCGCCGTGGCGAACAAGACCGGCCAAATCCGTGTGCCACATAGCACCCAGTTCAACGCCGACAAGTTCAAGGCAGAACTCGGCCTGTGCGCGGACACTTGGAGCCAGTTCAAGACCAGTGCTACGTCGCTGTCCAAGCGCAAGGTGTCGAAAGAAGAAGCCACCCGCTACTTCCTCGACGTGTTCTACGGCGACGGAGCCGAGTCGATCGACGTCGAAGCCAAGCGTCCGATGATCGAGCTGGTGACGAAGATTTACCTCGACGGCGTGGGCCAGCGAGCCAAGACCGCCCAAGGCACAGCGTGGGGACTCTTGAACGCCGTCACCCGCTTCGCCGATCACGAGCGCAAGGCCGCATCCCGCGACACTCGCTTGCAGTCCGCTTGGTTCGGTGCCGGTGCCCGCCTGAAACGCGACGCCTTGACACAGGCGATGGCTCTGGTATAATCGTGGTGTCCATGGTTCCCGCAGTTGCCATGAGATCTTAAAGGGGCTTCGGCCCCTTCTTTTTAAACACATAGAGGAAACACAATATGGCTCGAATAGTCTGGTCCGTAATCGAAAAAGGCGCGGTCTTCGCCAACATGGTCGAGGTCTTTAAGCAGTTCCCGAATCTTCCTCGTAAAGAGGCATTAACCCGAGCGCAGTCTGTGCTTCGATTCGATCGCCGGATCGTAGCCACTGACCAGCGCGTATTCAACTACAAAGACCGTATCGAGGTCGCTCGGCAAAAGGCTTTGCAAGAGTCAAGGAAGAAGCCCCCGGAGACCGTCGAAGTCCCCGCCCCTATACTAGCCCCGACCCTCGCGCCTGAACGCAAGGAGACCCCCAAGGGAAGGCTCGCGGACATACTCGAGCTACTGCTGGACGTCGTCGCCGAGTCCGTAGCGGCCCGTGTCCAGCTCAAGATGGTGGACACCCCGCCGCCCGAGCCACAGCCGAAGCACGACCCCCAGCCGATACCGCACCCGACTGGCTATGCCAAACCCGGCGTGCTAGTGATCGGACTCATCCCCGCCCAAGCGCACTACGTGAGCAATCTGCTGGCCGACAAGCTGGACCTGTACTTTTTCACCGCCGAAGACGCCGTGCACCGGCCGAAGATCGTCCGAGCGCATACGGTGCTCATGACCAAGTTCATTTCGCACGCCGTGCAGGACAAATACCGCAAAGCCCCGAAGCTCCACTACTGCAACGGAAGCGTGGCTGTGCTGGTGGGCATGCTCGAAAAGATCTACAAAGAGTCGAGGGGTACTTGACAGATATGTAGCACCTGTGTTATAATATAACCTTTTCAACAACACATAGAGGACAACACAATGGTACAAGCACTCCGCAGAGGACAAGACATCCAGCACATGACCACGGACGAGAAGCGCAGTATGCTCGTCTACGGCGTGCCCAGCATCGAAGACTACACCATCGCGGTGATGGACTCGATCACCTACAAGGTCTCAGGTGGCCACATGGTCGTCGCGGGCCTGATGTCCGACGCTCAAGAGCTGATGGCGGCTGGACACGATGAGAGCGCACGCAAGACGCTCAACATCGCGAAGTCGATCCTTTTCCGCATCATGGACGGCGACCTCGTCGGCGCACCCGAGGGCACACGATGATCCGCACGATCTCTTACACTGACCTCGCGGCCCTCTTTCGCCGCAAGTTCGCCGAGTACGACGCCCATATGTGCGACCGCGCTCTGCGCGACTGCTACGACGCGATGCTCGCCGTGGGCGAGACGACTGACCCCGAATACGCCCGGAAGCTGTGGTGCGAAATCGACGCCATCCGCGACCGCCAAATGCTATTGAAGAGAAAAGGAGCCTACGCATGATGATACTGAACACCACCATGGACCTGATCGACGCGATCGTCAACCGGGAGCTGGTCCCTTTCGCCTACTCGGGCCGCTTCATGTACGGGCAGGACTGCGTCGCCTGTGTCGTGGACCACGGCTCCGACATGGAAGGACTGCCCAAAGAGGGCGCGACCGTGGACAACATGGGCAAAGGCTACGTGGTCTACTGGTCTCGCGCTGAGTGGACCGATGGGGTGCAAGAGTACGTCGACACCCTACTCGATCCCTCGGGAAAGGCCGAATGACCCTACTGACGATAGGGTCATTTGAGGGGGTACTTGACAAACCTATTGCCCCCGTGTTATAATTCAGTTTCTGGATCGATAAAAAGATCCGGAGATCAACAACCCCATAATCTTATAGAGGACACACCATGAAAATCGCAACACGCACAGCTACTAAGACCCAAGTCGAAATCGTCGCCGTAAACGGCGGCTGGACCACGATCCGCGCCATCGGCCAAACCGCGACCCTCAAGGTCCGCAACGGCGAGCTGACCGGCCACACCGAGATCACCAAGGCCACGCCCGTGACCGCTGAACTCGTGATTGCAAAGGCTCAGGCCACTGCTCGCGTCAAGATGGACATCAACGAGCGCAAAAACGGCAAAGTCGATCCGCTCTACTTGCCCCAGTACACCGCGTACACCACCGAGTTGGCCGACGGCTCCAAGAAGCGTTCGATCGACAAAGGCGACGACGTGGCACTGGCTCTGCGCAAGCTGACCCTCGACGCCGTCTACTCGACAGCGGCAAGCTCCACCGGCATCGCCCAAGCCAATCTGCGCGACCGCTTCGCTCACCTGAACCCCGGCATGCAACGCATGAACCTCGGCAACATGATCCGCAAAGCACTCAAGGAGGCACTCAATGCTGGATTCTAAAAAAGAAGTCCGGGTGCGCTTGCACTCGGCCACCCTCACGGGTGAAATGCTACTGGACGGCCAGCGCATCGCCTTCCGCGCCGAAATCGACGGCGGCAAGGTGGATGCGTGGTTCGATCCCACGAAGGACGGCCAAGAGGTGGACCGCTGGCTAGCGTTCCGCGCCTTGGACCGATGGATCGACGAGAACCTCCGGGGGTGACGGCGTGATGCACTTCTGCGCGAAATGCCAAGCCCAGCGGCTGGCCGAAGGCGGGGTCCAAACCCGTCCCGGCCGGTGGCTGTGTGCGAAATGCTGGGTGCAGTTCTCCCAACGGAAGCTGGGGTATTGACAAAGGTATGGCACCTGTGTTATAATAGAACCTTTTCAACCAACAGATAGAGGACAACACCATGAACAAGCAACGCCGCGCCAAAGTAGAAGCCGAACTGCTCGCCGTCCGCACCGCGATCGAAGCCCTGCGCTTCGCGATGGACAACCTGAAAGACCTCGCGACTGAGGAGCAAGACTGCTTCGACAACATGCCCGAAGGCCTGCAAGCGTCCGACAACGGCCAGCGCATCGAGGAGATCGCCCAAGCGTTCGAGTCGGCCAACGATTCGCTCGAGTCCGCGATCGACGACCTCGATTCGGCCGCCGAAGAAATCGGAGAGGCGGTGAACCAATGATCGACTTCGCACCACTTAACGAGCACTCTCCCCGTCCCGTGGCAGACCCCAACTACGTGCCTTGGTGGGCAAAAGGCGAGTACGCCCGTGCCAACGGCACGAAATACACGACCGAATCGGGCGTCGTAATCGTCGGCGGCAAGGCCACCGGAAGGCTTCCCGTGGCACCGAGACCCGCCCCGGTACCTAAGGTCCAACCCCGAGTGGCGAGCGTCCCCGAGACCCCAAGGAAGGCCCCGGCGACCCCTCGGGAACCGGATCTGGCCCAGCGGCTGGTGGCCCAGTGCCCCTTCCCCGTCTTGCGCGTCGCCCTGTGCAACGAGTACGGCATCGATCCGGCGATCCTGCTGAACGCCCCGAACAACGGCGTCGCGACGATGCGACTACTCAACGCACTGCGCAAGGCCTTGCGTGAAAAGGCCTCGTAAGGTACAATCGGCCCCATGGCCGACCACATCATCATTCTGCTTGCCTTCCTCGCGTTCGGGGTGGGCACGCTGTTGTGGGCGATTCACGAACTGCGGCAGGACCTGCGAAATGAGCGGGACGACCATCCACCGAAGCCCACGGAAGACGCTTGAGATATGCTAAGCTATTACCATACCGGTACTATACCCTCCAGCGCAAGGAAGACCCCAAGGAAGGCCTCGGAGAGGTATCGGAGCGACTGTGCGACTGCCTGAGCAGAAGCTCTACGACTGGCTGGTCCGCAAAATCGGCCACTGGGCACTGCTGGAGCGTGTCGAGAACCGGGTGAAAAAAGACACCCCGGACCTGTACATCAGCGTCCGGGCCTCGCCCTGCACCGACGACCGCCCGCTCACCGGCTGGATCGAACTGAAATGCCTTGACGCCTTCCCCGTCAAAGCCACCACCACCGTCAAGCTTGCGCACTGGACCAACGGCCAACGCTACTGGGCGATCCGGCACCAAACGTACGGCGGCAACACGTGGCTTGTGGTCCAAATCGGGGACGAAGTCTTCGTGTTCAACGCGGCGGAGCTGGCCACCAACGACTGGACTCAAGCCGAGTGGCGTTCGTACAGCGTGCGACTCGACAAAAAAGCCTGTAGCACCGAGGACGTACTTGTAGCACTGCGCGAATTCGTGGTTTAATACGGACTCGTGGTGAATCTTGGCCCGTGGATCATATTCTGCGATGTAGGATGGAGCAACATCTGGAATGCCGGGTGCCATCCGCCACCACTCTCTCAGCGCAAAGCTGAGGGACAGGGTCATCAGGCCCGTGGACCGAGTCAAAGACTGACACCGTGTTCCACCGTTCCAGCAAGATGGAACGCACAATGGAACGCTCCTCCCATTCGAAAAAAGACCCGGTGTTCCATTGTTACATGCGCACGCGGGGGTACTGCCTTGTCAACGGCATGGTTTGAGGCGGGGGGTATTAGATGGAACAATGGTACACGGGCTGTGTGTCTCGAAACCCGCGTCGGACGGGGCTTGTGAGGCAGTGGTGCGTTCCATCACCGTTCCATCATTGTGGAACAAACGGGGGTCTCCAGACGTCGAATATTCCTCCACCACCACTTAGGGCTTCTCTTAGGACTTCTCACGTGTGCGCACGAAAGCGTTATAACTCCGTGTTATGCTGAGCCTCAGTCTCATAACTCAGCTGTAGACAAAGCCGGGTATTGTGTGCCGTGCGGCTTTTGTGGTTTAATTCGCTCCATGGCCTTTAATGACGATCTTAAACTGTTAACAGACATCGGACCCGAAACGATCGCCGAATACGAGCGTCGTGCTGGAATCTCTGTGCAAACATTGCTGGACGCTATCGTCCGTGACCGCGTGCGGCATCCGCCAAACTCGGCCAGTCACATGGCACACACGAAAGAGTGCAACGACCCCACGCTCAAAGCGACTGGCGATCTGGCTTTGCTTGAAGAGACCAAAGCGTATAAAATGCTGGTCATCATCGCCGAATTCCGTGATGGTCCACCCGAATCGCGTTTCTCTCTGCGTCATGCGTACAACACGGCGGGCATCCACCGGCAAACGCTGATCGGCTGGCGCGGTGACCACAAGCTGTTCGACGGTATCATGGACAGCATTCAGGAAGAAATGGTTGATACGATGCGTGCCGAAGCTTATCGTCGCTCAGTGGTGGGACACGACGAGCCGATCGTGCATCAGGGCGTCAAAACGGGCGAGACCGTGAAAAAGTTCAGTGATTCACTGCTCCAGTTCACCCTCATGGGGTACGACGCGAAATTCCGCTCGAAAGACGTCAATATGAACGTGTCGGGCCAGCTTGACTCGAACATCAACATCGAAGGTCTCCGTGATCGCCTTGCCCAACGTCTTAACTCGCGCTCAAAGGCGGAGTAAAAAGTCGACTATCGTCGATTCGGCGAACTGGCACGAGTTCGTGGACGAGTTGTCGGACCGCGAAGCACTCGAACTTTTCTACGACTGGCCCACGTGGGCGAGGCACAACCAGACGATCCCACCGGGCGACGACTGGACCATTTGGATGATCCTCGCTGGGCGTGGCTGGGGCAAAACCCGATGTGGTGCCGAATTCGTGCGCTATCACGCTGAGAACGGACTGGCTGGCCGCATTGCACTCATTGCCGAAGACGCGGGCGACGCACGCGACGTGATGGTTGAAGGCGAATCTGGCATTTTGGCCATCTCGCACCCCAAATGCAAGCCGGTGTTCGTTCCATCGAAGCGGCGACTCGAGTGGCCCAATGGCGCGATCGCCACGATCTACTCGGATAACGACCCCGAGACACTGCGCGGACCACAGCACGATTTGGCTTGGGTGGACGAACTGGCGAAATTCCGCAATGCGGAGGACATGTGGTCCAACCTGATGTTCGGCCTGCGACTGGGACAAAAGCCCCGCGTTTGCATCACCACGACACCAAAGCCCATCCCAATCGTCCGTCGCCTAATTAGTGAGGAGCGTGTCATCGTCACTACGGGCACGACGCACGAGAATTTTAATAACCTCGCACCCACGTTTCGCGACGAAATCGTGTCGCAGTACGAGGGCACACGCATTGGGCGGCAGGAGCTGTACGCGGAGGTCATCGACCCCGAAGACTACGGCATCGTCAAGCGCGAGTGGTTCAAGCTGTGGGACGCGAGCAAGCCACTGCCCGATTTCCTCTACGTGCTCCAGTCCTACGACTGCGCGTACACTGAAAAGACGCAAAACGATCCGACCGCGTGCAGTGTGTGGGGCATCTTTCGGCCGAATGAGGACAGCGGGCTTTGCGCGATGCTCATCGACTGCTGGGAGGACTTCCTCGCGTACCCGGACCTGCGGCCCAAGATCATCGACGAGTACGGCTCGATCTACGGCGAACCCGGCAAAAAGGTGGACCTCGTGCTCGTCGAGGACAAGGCGTCGGGCATTAGCATTTTGCAGGACTTACAGCGTGCTGGTGTGCCGTGCCGTGCCTACAACCCGGGCCGCGCTGACAAAGTACAGCGTTTGCATCTGGTCGCCAACATCATTGCACACGGCCGCGTCTACATACCCGAATCGCTCGTCCATCCGGGCCAGCCGCGCGACTGGGCAGAGCCGCTGGTCAGCCAAGTGTGTTCATTCCCCGAGGCAGATCGGGACGACCTGACCGACACACTGTCCCAAGCACTGCGACTGCTGAAAGACATGTCGTTCCTGCAAATCGATCCGATCCCACCGGACAACGACTACGTGGACGACGAATACAGACCCAACCGAGGGAACCCTTATGCCCAATAACTACATGGACTTCGTTGACGAGTTCAAAGCCGGATTACAGCCGGCCGACATTCTGACCCTTTTGGCTGGTCTGCGCAATACGGTGCCAGTGTATGCCGCGCTGGGTGCAACAGGCACGAACGAGGGTCACGATGAGGAGCTGGCTAGACGCCGTGGGCCGCGCACGATGCCCGCACCGCCGACTATCGATCCAGTAGAGTCCAATCGTCGTGCGCAGATGGACTTCGAAATGCAGTACCCCGATCCACGCATTCGTGAATTGCTGATCGCCGAAATGCTCAAGGAGTCGCGCAATCCGTACAGTGCGACGACCGCTACGCGACGCCGCGATTTCGAAGAGGCACCGATGTCGGCTCAGCAGTACATGAGTGCCGCACCGAAGAAGAAGAAATTCGCCAATGGTGGTGCAATTGATTTCACCATTCCCGATATGCAGGACGGTGGACGCTTCATTCCCGACCCACAGCCCTACAACAAAGGCGGCGGCGTGAAAAAGACGCTGGACCAGATGATGGCGGAGATGGCACAAAAAGGCACCAAACTGGCGGACAAGCCGGACCTTGCACGCCGTGGATTTCTCGGTCTTGGTAAGGCGTCGGATTTCCCACTGGCAAAGCTCGATACCAAGGCACTGGAGAAAATGCAGTCCGAGTTGAAGGGCGCACCGACCATCACCGAGAAATCCGTGACTATCGACCCCGGCAAAGGCGCGGCAAAGTCCACACTCAAATCGCTGAGTGAAACGCCAATGACAAGGCGCGAAGTCCTGCAATCTGCCGCTGGTCAAGCACTGCGTGGTGTGTTGCCTGAACTGGGTGGCTTGGGTAACGTAGCCAAAGCGGTAGAGTCCGTGGCTCCGCAAGCGTACGAAGCATCAGCGATTCCCGGACTCATGGCCGCATTGATGCGCACTGGCATGTCGCCCGATGAGGCTGGCGCGATGGTGGAGAAGCTCATACCCAAAGCACCACCGGGCTGGCCGACGATGGTTGGCGATCGGATAAAAGCACCAGCCGAGAATATGCCACACGTTGGGCAAGACACGCCGCTCATGTCCATTTTTGGCGAGATGGTGCGCCCTGCATTCCAGAATGGCCCCTACAGCGTGCGACCCGAGATGCGCGACCTTCGTCGCCTGAGTCCTGAGGACTACGAAGCGCTGAAAGAAACGGCACGCGACATTAAACAGTATGGTTTCGAGGACTAAGCTGTGTTAAAATCGCACATATTAAAGGCTGATAATGGCAACTGAATTCCCACAACCGCAAATGGAAGCACCCGAAGGTCCTGAGGACACGGCGGGCATGGTGTTCGACCTCGACATGGAGGACCCGTTTGCGGAAGTGGAAGAGCAACCGGACGGTTCGGCTATTGTGCGGATGGACGAATTCAAGGGACCGGGCGAGGATCAAGACTTCTACGCGAACATGGCCGACGAGATTGATTCGTGGAAGCTGGACAAGCTCGCAATGCACTACCTCGACCTGATCGAGAAGGACAAAGAGGCACGCAAAGAGCGGGACAAGCAGTACGAAGAGGGACTCAAGCGTACGGGACTCGGACACGACGCTCCCGGTGGGGCGCAGTTCCAAGGTGCGAGCAAAGTTGTGCACCCCGTGATGGCCGAAGCCTGTATCGATTTCGAATCGCGTGCTATTAAAGAGCTGTTCCCGCCGGATGGTCCAGTGCGTACGCACATTTTGGGAAAAGTAACTGAAGAGGAAACGAAGCGGGCCGAGCGCAAGCGCGACTTCATGAACTGGCAGTTGACTGAGCAGATCGAGGAGTTCCGCGATGAGCAGGAGCAGATGCTCACGCAATTGCCACTGGGCGGCTCGCAATTCTTGAAGCTCTGGTACGACGACCGCAAGAAACGTCCTTGCGCAGAGTTCGTATCGATCGATAACATCCTACTGCCTTTCTCCGCCGCGAATTTCTACACTGCGCAACGTGTGACCGAGGTGCAGGACATCACCCAGCAAGAATTCGAGTCGCGGATGGCGTCGGGTCTGTACCGCGATGTGACGTTCACTCGCGCCGTGATGGAGCCGGAGCCATCCTCTCCCGAGAAGGCGAATAACAAGATCGAGGGTAAGCAGTGGAGTGATGACACGGACGGTCTGCGTCGCGTGTACCACATATATGCGTACATCGCCGAAGAGGACGATTCGCACTCGAAAGGCGAGCTGGCTCCTTACATTTTGATGATCGACGAGAACAATACGGAAGTCGTCGGCATGTACCGGAACTGGGAGCAGGGCGACGAAGCGATGGCGAAGCTCGACTGGATGATCGAGTTCAAGTTCATCCCGTGGCGTGGTGCATACGCGATTGGTCTGCCGCAACTTATCGGTGGGTTATCAGCCGCTATCACTGGCGGTCTGCGTGCTCTACTGGATACTGCGCACATTAACAACGCCGCCACGATGCTCAAGATCAAGGGCGCGAAGATTTCGGGGCAGTCGCAAAACGTTGAAGTGACGCAAATCACCGAGATCGAAGGTGCTCCGGGCGTTGACGACATTCGCAAGATCGCTATGCCGATGCCTTTCAACCCACCGAGCGAGGTGTTGTTCAAGCTCGTCGGGTTCCTGACGGATGCGGCAAAGGGTGTGGTGACCACCTCCGAGGAGAAAATCGCCGAGATGAATGCCAACACACCAGTCGGCACTACTCAAGCGTTGATCGAGCAGGGTTCGAAGGTATTCTCAGCAATTCACGCACGACTTCACGATTCACAGTCGCGAGTGTTGAGGGTACTTCAGCGTATCAATCGCTGGTATCTGGACGAAATGCGAATGGGCGATGTGGTTCAAGAGCTGGACATTCGCCGCGAAGACTTCAATCGGAACACCGACGTGATTCCGGTGAGCGATCCGCACATATTCTCCGAGACTCAGCGGATGGCCCAGACCCAAGCGGTGATGGCCTACATGGACAAGTACCCCGATCTTTTCGATCGCCGTGCCGTCATCCAGCGTGCGTTGAAGCAGATGAAGATACCGAACGTGCAGGAGCTGATGCCCGCGACGGCCGAACCGATGGAAATCAATGCCGCCGAAGAAAATGCGGCGATGTCGATTGGGCGTGCCGCGTTTGCGTACCCACACCAGAACCAGTTGGCGCATATTCAGAGCCACCTCGATTTCGCTTTGAACCCTATGCTGGGGTCCAACCCGATCATCGCACCAGCATTCTTGCCCGCATTCCTCGAGCATTTCAAGCAACACTTGATGCTCTGGTATCTCGGCCATATGAATGGCTATGTCGAGGAGTCGCTCGGACGTCCCGTAAAGGATTACGACATTGCGGGAATCACCGGCGAGATCGACAAGCTGTACGCGTTGGCGTCCCAGCACACGCAGATGGACGCGAAAGAAGCGTTCGCGAAGGTCATGCCCGCGATGCAACAGATCTTGGAGACTGTGCAGAAGCTCAAGCCGAAGCCACAGATGGACGGCTCGGATCAGGTGATCCTCCAGACATCAATGGCCGAGACCAAGCGACGTGCAGAGCGCGACGCAGTGGAGTTACAGTTACAAGCAGAGCGTCTGAAGAACGACGCACTGAGCAAAAACCGCGAACAGCAGATCAAGATCGCGCTGAACGCATCGGACAACTTGACCGAAGAACGGATCAAGACTGCAGAATTGACGCAAGACGCGGCAGTTCTGAAGAGCGAGCAGGAGCAGACTGCATTGGCCGCGCAAGAGAGCGCACAACGAACTTTAGGAGTGTAATATGGCTACCAACGACTCTGCCCAAATGGGCCAAGATGTACCTTACCACAAGCGGATAGCCATGGGCGCGAAGCTCGACGGCTCCTCACTTGGTGCAAAAGAACCCGCGAAGACGCCCAGTGCGCCCAAGCGTGGTGGTGGGGCACTAGCGCAAGCTAAAAAGAAATAATGCGATACGTCAGTGACCTCATTGGTGCTATTGAGGTCCGCAAATCGGCGATCGCGCAGTCATTGGTGCATGGCAATGCCGTCACCTTTGAGGCCTACCAACGCTTAGTTGGCCAGCACCAAGGGCTTGAAGAAGCTCTGGTAATTTTAAACGACCTTTTAAAAGAGGAAGATGATAATGAGTGATACTCAACCGGTGGCTTCGCATGAAGCCGCGTTGCAGGAAGCATTTCCCGCAGTAGACCCCGGTGCTTTGCCTGTAGGTGGACGTATTCTTGTGCAGTGGAGAGCCGCCAAGAAGACCGTCACATCGTCAGGAATTGTACTCGTCGAGGAGACGAAGGAAACGGAGAAGTGGAATAACCAAGTGGCGAAAGTCATCGCGGTGGGTCCACTGGCTTTTAAGAAACGCGATACACTCGAATCGTGGCCCGAGGGCAACTGGATCGATGTCGGCGACTATGTTCGCATGCCAAAGTGGGGCGGCGATCGCTGGGAAGTACCTTACGGGGACCCAACGATAGGCGAGACCGCACTTTTTAGTGTGTTTAATGATCACGAAGTAATTGCAAAAGTTACTGGTGACCCCTTGAAAGTAAAGGCTTTCCTATGACCTCGAACGATAAACTCGATTTGCAACTCGCGGAAGAACCCGATGGGTCCGCAGTGGTGTCTTTGCCCGATGGCGAGGCACCAAATACCCCCGAAAATAGCGGCGACGGTCTCCGGACCGGTGGCCGAGTAGATTCGGATGATGGCGACGATGATGATAATCCCGCCGATAATATACCTCACGCTGATCCCGAGCGCGAAGCTATTCGATTGGCCCGTCGCGAGGAGCGACAGCTTAAGAAGAAGCTTCAGAAGGCCAAGGTGAGTGAGTCCAACCACCTGATCACCTCGCTGAAACGTCAGAATGACCACATGGCCGAACGCCTTGCGGTTCTAGAAAAGCGGACGGCCGGTTCGGACCTCGCTCGACTGGACAAGGCGATCGAAGACGGTAATCTGCGACTTCAGTACGCCAAGATGAAGGTGAAAGAGGCCACTGAGATGGCCGATGGCACTTCCGTCGTCGAGGCGCAGGAGGCGTGGTATGAAGCTCGCCGCCAAGTGGAGGCTCTCGAATCGCTCAAGAAGCGTGCCGTGGCCTCAGAACCCAACCGCAATTCCGTACCCCAAGCCCCGGACCCTCTTCTGAAGCGTCACGCCTCGGACTGGATGGCTCGGAACGATTGGTACGACCCGAATGGCAAGGACATGGACTCCCAAGTCGCCACCAAGGTGGACGAGGCTCTCGTGGCCGACGGATGGGATCCGAAGACTGCCGATTACTGGGAAGAATTAGATAATAGATTGACAAAATACCTGCCGCACCGTTATAATGGCGGCAACGACAATCAGTCGTCAAATCGGAGACCTCGCACCGTGGTAACAAGTTCAGGCCGTGAATCACAATCGACAGCTCGTGGAAACGAGTTCCGGTTGTCACCTGAACGAGTCCGCGCCATCAAGGACGCCGGGAGATGGGATAACATCACCGAGCGTAACAAGATGATTCGTAAATACGCGGAATATGACCGCATGAATGTGAATAAGGGGTAACAGATTATGAGAGATGACCGATTGAAAAAAGACCTTTCAGGTGGTGGCCGTGAATCCCGCGCACAGCAGGATAGTGAACGCGGTCCAGCGACTGAGAAACTGGCGAGCGCGCAAGAACGTCGTAGGATGTTCAGTTCGGAATGGATTCAAGAATCCCTTCCAAAACCTCCGGATATTCCGGGATTTCATGTATGTTGGCTTTCGACGACCAATGGGTACGACCCTATCCACAAGCGCATGCGCATGGGTTACGAACCAGTAAAAATAGAAGATGTTCCGGGCTTTGAGAACTACAAAGTTAAAGCCGGTGAGCACACTGGATTCGTCGCTTGCAATGAAATGTTGCTCTACAAGTTACCTGAGGAAGTATATCAGGATATCATGGCAGAGTTGCACCATCACGCACCTCAGGATGAAGCGGACAAAATCCGCGTTCAGGCTGAGCAGACGATGGGGCGAGACAGTAATGGCAGGCGTCTTGGTCAGGTAGAAGGTGAAGGCATAAATGAACTTGATAAACCTATGCCCATCCCCGTGTTCCGGTGATGGATTCTGAACCATGATTTGGAGTGACTAATATGTCTTCAACAAATGCACCGTTCGGTTTGCGCCCCTCGTTCCATCCTTCCGGTTTGGACCGTGCGGTCGCTTTGACTGACGGTATTGTATCTGGCTACACCAGTAACATCTTGAAGGGCCAGCCCGTCAAGTACGACACTTCTGGTGTCATTCAAGCCGCCGCCGCTGGTGACGCATTCTTGGGTGCCTTCGCAGGCGTTCAATTTACTGACACCACAGGCCGTCCACGTATCAGCAATTATTGGCCCGCCAATACTGCTTACGTGACCGGTTCTTGCGTCGCTTACTACTACACTGACCCTAACATCGTGTATGATATTCAGGCCAATGGCCCGATGGCTCAGACCACTTTGGGTGCACAGTCAGATTTCGCCTCAATTACTGCAGGCTCCACGACCACTGGACTTTCTCAGTGCATGATCAGCACCTCGGTTGTTGCCGCTGGTTCTTCTGCGCAATTGAAGATTGTTGGTTTGACCCCCGGCGTTGATAACGAGTGGGGAGATGCATTCACAGTAGTGCAAGTTCAAGTTAATGAGTCGCAGTTAAATGCGTCCGTTAACGCTATCTAAGGGGGACTAAAAAATGGCCGCTCCAATGCGCAGTACCGACTTTCGTAGTATTGTCGAACCTATTCTTAACGAATGCTTTGATGGTATCTACGAACAGCGTAAAGATGAATGGTCCCGTGTCTTCCGCGAAGAACAGGGCATTCCCCGTAACTACCACGAAGAGCCAGTCCTGTATGGATTTGGTGCCGCTCCCCAGTTGCCTGACGGTACTCCTGTCAGCTACCAACAGGGTGGTGTGCTCTTCCTCCAACGCTACGTTTACAATGTGTATGGCCTCGCCTTCGCATTGACGAAAGTGTTGGTCGAAGACGGCGACCATATCCGTATCGGTCAGGTGTACGCTAAGCATTTGGCTCAATCACTGATTGAGACTAAAGAGACTTTGTCCGCTAACGTTTTGAACCGCGCATTTAACGGTTCATACGTCGGTGGTGACGGCGTGTCGCTTATCAACACCTCTCACCCAATCGTGAATGGTACTTTCTCTAACCAGTTGACCACAGCCGCCAATCTGTCACAGACATCGCTTGAGCAGATGTTGATCCAGATTCGCCAAGCAGTGGATAACAACGGCAAGAAGATTCGTTTGGTGCCCCGCCAGTTGGTGGTCGCCCCCGGCAACATCTTCCAAGCTGAAGTTCTGTTGAAGTCAGTGCTCCGCGCTGGTTCAGCGAACAATGACATCAACCCCGTCAAGTCTATCGGCTTGTTGGACGAAGGTGCCGCAGTCTTGAGCCGTTTGACCAATGCTAACGCATGGTGGGTCCAGACCGATGCTCCCGAGGGCTTGAAGCTCTTGATGCGTCGTGCTTTGGAGAAGACCATGGAAGGTGATTTCGAGACCGACTCGATGCGCTACAAGGCAACTGAGCGTTATCAAGTGGGCTGGACTGATCCCCGTAGCTTGTTCGGCACAGCTGGCGTCTAAAACCAAGTGGGGGGTTCGCCCCCTGCGCTTTAAGGAGAAAAGACAATGGCAAATTTACTGGTAACCCGTTTCCCAAATGGCGTGACAAACGTCGGGGAAGATTCACCATTTGCTGATCTGACAATGCCAGCACCAACAAAGTTTCACACTTACTATGAAGATTTTGACTACTATGTAGCCGCAAATTGGACTGTAACTGAGACTCAGGCTGGTGCTACTCAGGCTTTGACTGACGGTGATGGTGGTTTACTTTTGATCACCAACACTGCCGCAGATGATGATCTTGTTGCTTTGCAAAAAGTAGGCGAGTCATATCGCTTTGCTTCAGGCAAACAGCTTTTCTTTGAGGCTCGCCTCAAGGTTAGCGACGCAACTCAATCTGATGTAGTTATTGGTCTTCAAATTACCGATGCAACCCCGCTTGACGTATCGGATGGTGTGTTTTTTATCAAGGCAGACGGCTCTACTTCGGTAAGCCTGTTGGTTGAGAAGAACGGCACAGCAACTACGACCTCTAGCGTGGCTACTATGGCTAACGACACATTTATTAGTCTTGGTTTTTACTACGATGGCGCATCAAGCATTCAATACTCCGTAAACGGCGTTGTGAAGGGCACTTCTGTGACCACCAACTTGCCTGACGACGAAGATATGACTGTGTCAATCGCTCTTCAAAATGGTGAAGCCGTTGCAAAGACAATGACTGTGGATTACGTCTTTGTTGCGAAGGAGCGTTAATCATGGGTGAATTCAAACCGATGGTGAAGATGATGACTACCGAACCTTCAGTGGAATTGAAGCTGAAGAAAGGTGGTTCAGCCACTCATAAGCGCATGCACGCCGAGGGTGCTAAAATGGGCCACAAGCCCGTGAAGAAAATGGACGGTGGGATGATGGGTAGTATGGCGGGCAGTTCAGCGATGCCGATGGGTAACCCCGTTGCGGCGCGAGCAATGGCCGCAAAGCGGATGGCCGCTAAGCCTACTCCTCCTACTCGCGGTATGCCCGCGCCTACTCGTCCTCCAATGCCCACCGCCGCTCCCATGGGTCGCCCCATGATGCGTAAAGGTGGTGGTGGTGTTGAAGCTGAGCTGAAACAGCACGAAAGCATGCCCGCGTCTAAAGCCCACAAAGGCTTGAAGACTGGTGGTATCGCTAAGTCCACGAAACCCGGCGGTTACAAGACCGGTGGCGTAGTGGACGGTCAGGGTGGCTACAAGAGCGGCGGTATCATCAAGACGATGACCAATAAGACTACGAAGGTTGTGGGTGCCAAGCCCAATAACAATTCGGCTCCTACTGGTGATGTCAAGATGGGTAACGGCGGTGGTTACAAAGACGGTGGCATGGCCATGGTCGAGAAGGGTGGGAAGATGGTTCCCAGCTTCGCGGCCGATGGTGTGGGCAAAATGAAAAAAGGTGGTGCCTCAAAAAAGCACTTCGCTACGGGGGGAGCTGTTAATAACAGCGGCCATGCCGTAGCAATGCCCAAAAAAGCTCCTAGCAGTCCTGTAGCGATTTCCGAACTTTCGGGAACGTTCAAAAAGGGCGGTCGGGTTCGTTAAGTAAGGCGGGGGCTTAGGCCCCCGTCCTTTTAAAGGATAAATTATGGCTGACGCAGTCGCAAGTCAGACGCTCTTGGATGGTGAGCGGATGGCGATTATGAAATTCACGAACCTCTCTGACGGTACCGGTGAAAGCAAAGTGATAAAGGTGGATGTATCTGCTTTAACCTCGAGTGCATCTGGCCAAGCGTGTGATGGCGTTACAATCACTAAGATCCATGCCTCAACTCATGGATTGGAAGTACAGATTTACTGGGATGCGACGACAGATGTATTTTGCTGGTGCGTGCCTCAAAATTCTGAATATACATTTGATTTTGAAAAGTTCGGCGGTTTGACTAACAACGCAGGCGCTGGCAAAACTGGTGATGTATTGTTCAGCACTGCTGATGCTTCTAATGGCGACTTCTATGCCATCGTCCTTGAGATGGTTAAATCTTACGGTTAACTATGCCAAGCAAATCGCCCGCTCAGCATCGTTTGATGCAAGCCGCCGCTCACACTAAAGGCGGGTTCGGCGGTGTACCTCAGAAGGTCGGCAAGGAATTCATCAAGGCCGACAAGAATATGAAGGATGGTGGACTGTATGATAACATTAATGCAAAACGTGCGAGAATCGCTGAAGGCTCTGGCGAGAAGATGCGCCGAGTTGGTAGCAAAGGTGCGCCAACGGCTGAAGCCTTCAAGCAATCCGCGAAAACCGTTCGAATGAAGGATGGTGGCCCGAGTCTTGCAATAGGTCGAGGCGAGAAGCTCCCGGTCGAAAAAGGCGCAGGATTGACAGAAAAGGGTCGGGCAAAGTATAATCGGGAAACTGGCAGTAATCTGAAAGCTCCACAGCCCCAAGGGGGACCACGTCGAGATTCATTTTGCGCTAGGATGGAGGGCAATCCGGGGCCACTGAAGGACGACCAAGGGCGTCCGACCCGGAAAGCCGCATCACTTAAACGTTGGAATTGCCCGGGGTGGTAATAAATGGCAACATCTGGCACAGTAGGGTTAACGACAGTCAGCGTACAGAACCTGATTGACGACGCGGCTCGGGCTTCGGGAAAGCTCGCCGAAGAGCTTACGGTGGAGCAGGTGCAATCGTCGAAGCGTAATCTTTTTTACGTCCTCTCGTCGATCATTAATAAGGGCATTCAGTATTTTGCGATCAAGAAAAAAGTGATCGGACTGAATGCGGACCAGTACATCTATAATATGCCCGTGGGGTCCAACGACGCCCTCAACGTTCTGTACCGGCAGATGGAACGTCCGACCGGGGGGTACACTTCTTCGGCCGGTGGAGTAGTAGCAAATGTATACGACGGCGACACTAGTACGTTTTGTCAGCAAACATCGGCCGATGGCAACATCTCTGTTAACTACGGCACTAGTAATCCTATCTACATTGGCTCTATTGGTATTTTGCCATATGTTAGTGGTGGTGGCAGTGCCTCTTGGACAATAACGTTTGAATATTCCGTGGACGGTTCCACGTGGAACACTTTGCAAAGCCTTGGGACAATAGCAGTCTCGGACAATGAATGGGTCTGGACCGACATTGACCCCGGGCAGGATGTGATCGCATACCGCGTCCGGGCCTCCGGAGGTACTACGCTTGCGCTTCGTGAATTCTATCTTGGTAATAATAGCCGAGAGATTCAGATGGCCCGCCTGAACCGTGACGACTACACGAACTTACCCAACAAGAATTTCACGGCGAACCAGCCCTACCAGTTTTGGTTCGACCGTACCATCCCGGTCCCCTCGATTTACCTGTGGCCAGTACCTTCGGACCCCTTCATCCAAATGACGGTCTGGTACTCGGCTCAAATCGAGGACATTGGAGCACTTTCCGGTGAACTTGCGATCCCCGATCGCTGGCTCCTCGCCGTCGAGTCAATGCTTGCGCACCGGATGTCGCTGATACTCCCCGCCGTCCCACTCGAACGCGTCAAATATCTTGAAGGCCAAGCTGACCGGAATTTTAACGACGCCGAGCAGGAAGAGCGCGACAAGTCCCCGATTTACTGGGCACCGAATATCTCGGTGTACACGACGTAATGCCAAGATTCCTCGACA